TAAACTGTTCTTGGTCAATTGGTTTTTGTGCTGATGCTTCTAATAAATCTTGTTCGAATAATTTATTAGCTGTTTCTAATTGATTTAATCTTTCTATTACACCAAAAGCAAACCATGCTCCTATTACAACCGCACTTATAAGCCCTATCAGATTCCTTAATGGAAGTCCGATTTGTGTATTTTCACTTACCTTCATAATAATTTTTCAAGTAACAATAATGCTGCAGTCCCCACTCCAGCTAATAATACCCAATAGATTTTGTCTATCTTGCCGCCCAAACCTTCAATATCATCATGCATATGTTTAAGATGATTATTTTTAATTAAATTAATATCTTTTTTTAAGCCTGTGACGTGTCCATAAAGAGCTACCAGATGTTCACCTGTAGTTTTAGGACTTTTAGCCATTATATTCCTTGTAACCTTGGATCTTTAGATGTAATATTTTTTGTAGCTTTAGGTCTAGCTATAGAGTCCATACTTCTTTTACGAAGTTGTACTTTAGCAGATTCCTGCTTTCGTCTTTCATCTATTTGTTTTTTTAAATCTCTGATTAAATTCATAGTCTACAAAGTATAACAAAATTAATTTTTAAGGCTAGAAAATAATGATTAACATTTCCATCTTCTACGAGCTTGTCGTATTCTAGAATTAGGATTATTTCTTGTCTTTGCAGAGCTTCTTTTTAATTGTCCTAATGATCTTGCACAATAAGATTTTCTTCTTTTAGCTGCTTTACTACCAGGTTTTACTTTACCAGTTACAGCCATAGATAATTTAGAACCAGGATTAGCTCGTCTATAAGCTCTTATTCCTGCTCTAGTCATACCCGCACCTTTTTTAGTAGGTCGATAATATTTTTTTCTTCTAGGAATATCTCCAGTTCTTTTTCTAGGTTTAATTCTTGTTCTTGCCATAATTAAAAACTACCCATACTATCTGAACCACCTGGTCCACTTGATCCTGGTGAACCACCACCCATATCAGCTCCACCACCATAACCCGACATACCAGATCCTCTACTTCCTATACTATCTTTAGATTGAGTGCTACGACCATCATACTGACCGCCACGTCTAGCATCTTGAGGAGTAGGTGTAACTGAACCAAATTCACCTTTATCAATTCTTCCTTGTAAATCTTTTACGCTTTCTCTATTGATTGCAGCTTCTTGTTTTTTCTGAGCTTGATTATTTAAAGCAGCACCTGCAACAAATGGAATTGCAAAAGGAGCAATTGCTCCTACAACTCCATAAGTTCCAAAACCAGATATAGCTGAACCAATTCTAGCTACGTTTTGAACACTTGAAGGAATACCTAAATTATTTTCTACAAAAGAATTATAAGCTCCTATATTTTCACTTATAATATTCCCTGCACTTTTTTTAGCTGATGGAGTTTCTTTTTCAAAATCAAATTTAAAGAAACCACTTTTCTCTCTTTCTTTTTCAATATCTTCTATATCATTATATTTTTGATCAAAAGTTTTTGGAGTTTGATAATCTCTTATTTGTCCATCACCACCTTCAAAAATAGGGCATGCTCCATTAACTGACATTCTACCATTTGGACAAATAAATTCTTGCATTAAGTTCTACCTTGTCTATTATATTTTTTATAACTTCGTTTTTCATTTTTATTCAAAGTCTTTTTATGTCTTCGAGGTCTTTTCTTTGGTTTAGGTCTAGGTACGAAGTGGGTAAACTTTTGTTTAGCCATTTACTTTTTTTTCTTCTTCTTTTTCTTCTTACCTTTTTTAATTACACCTTTTGCAATTAAAATATCTTTTTTAGTAACTTTACCATCGCCTGACATATCTGGAAATTTTTTTCTTTTTTTCATATTAGTCTTTTTTCTTTCCTGGTCCAATGTTAATTGGAATTACTTTAGCTTTTCTTTTATTAATTATATCTGATGCGGAAGTATAATCTTTAGCTTTACCTTTGTATAAAAGTCCACCTTTATAATTATCAGAAAGTTTATCTGATGGTTTTTCTGCCATCATTTCTCTTTCTTTTGATTTACCTTCTTCATAGCCGTCATCATCAATCATTTTAGATGTAGAAGTATCTTCGAAATCAACATCCATAATATCTTTTACAACATCTTTTGTTTTTTTAGCCATTATATTATCCTTTAAGTTTTTTTATTGCAGCTTGATTATCCTTAGCATATGTATTTGTACCAGCTTCTTTATCAGTAGATTTATCTGCCTTTTTATCAAAAATATTTTTAATTCTATCAATAATTAAATCTTGATGTTGTTTTGGTCCATCAGTCATATCTTTTTCTTTTTTAGCCATTAGTCTATCTCCACTTCTATTTTAAGTGATTTCATCATTTGCATATGATCAGCTTTTCTTTGATCATCTATTTTTACAACTTCATCTCCAGGATTTTGCATTGCTTTTTTTAACATAGCAGCATCTTCTACAGCACTTGGAAACTTGTCGTAAAATCTTTTATCTGCGTCTTTTACATCTTGAACGCTATATTGTTTTACTCCAATTTTATTTTTCATCTAAGTCCTCCGGTGTACTTAATTTTTTATTCAATATACCTTGAAATACTGAATGTGTAAAGGTAGGAAGCATCATTTCGCTTATAGGCGATTTTATATGGCCAGTAGACCACGATATACAAGGAACTCCCTTCTCGTCCCATGCTACTAAAGCATAGCCTTTTATATCTACTTTGGCGCTAATACGAATACAAGAATCATGAAAAGCATTCACTACTTCGTCATCTTGACGTTGTTCAACTTCTTTAGCTACAACTTTTCTAGGCGTTACTCTATATGAATCAAGAGTAATAATGTTTGTTTTCGCCACGTTGCTTTCGTGTTTCATAATCTTCGTCCTCTGGATCATCGGGGTGAGTTACTAAAAATCCATCCCTTATACGCAATAAAGCTTGAACACATGTATCATGGATATCATCGTGCTTTCCATATGGAAATTGCGCTGATTCTTCTATAACACTCTTAGTCCAATCTTCATCCATAGTAAACACTAATCCACCTTCAAACATAGAAGATACACTATGTGTTCTAGAAACTTTATCTCGATCAGGAGAATAAGTAATTACAGGGATTCCTGATCGTCTTAAATCTTGTATTAAAGATTGCCCACTTGCTTTCTTTTCAATTAATACTTGATCAGGTCTCCATTCATAATAGCTATCGTTAGCTCTCTTACGAAGCTCTGGATATTCTAATCTATCTTTCCACGCATCTAATAATATCGTTGCAGCGTAAGGAACGTTATTTTCATCTCTAGCTGTAAACACGCCCCATGTTGTGCATGCAGAGAAGTCGGCAGTGCTTTTAGTCGAATAAGCAGTATCATAAGATTGAACTACATAACTTAAAGTTGGAATACTATCTCCATCATATATATTCCACCAATCTCTTTTTATAATTGAACCTTCTTCATTACTTGGATTTTGTTGATACAACGCTGACCATACACGATCACCGACTGTAGCTTTAATTTTATTTAAGTCTTCTTTAGAATAAGCTTCAGGCCATAAAGCGTTTCCTGAATTATCTATCGCTGGTAAATCTAAAACTTTCCAGTCTTCTCCTGATTCATTTAAAATGTATCCAGCTAAATCGTCTTGGTGCCAACGAGTTTGAATAATAATGACTTTACCGCCAGGTTGAAGTCTAGTGTAAGCAACTGATTTATACCACTCTAAAAGATTTCGTCTTTGAACTTCTGACTCAGCATCTTCTCGACCTTTAATCGGGTCATCAATAATTAATAAATGTGCACCTCTACCAGTAATCGCTCCTCCTGCACCGACTGCTGTATACGTTCCACCTTGCATCGTATGAAAACGTTTAGCTGATGTACTGTCTGATCTTAGAGCTACACTAGGAAACACATTATTAAAATCTGGAGACTGTAACTGATTTCTTACTTTACGACCAAAGTCATCTGCTAATTCTTGAGCGTAAGTTGATTGTATCACAAACTCATTTGGATTATTTCCTAGGTACCATGCTGGAAAGAACTCTGAACATAACATAGACTTTCCATGCCTTGGTGGCATGAATACTGCAAGACGTTTAATGCTTCCTTCTTCTAATTGTTCTAGATGTTTAGCAATCAGTTGTATATGAGCAGGATCCTTGTACCCAGGATACATATGTTTTGCATATTGTAATAAATTCTTACGAGCTTTAGATGTAGATAAAATTTTATTTAGATGTTCTATTATCTCCGCTGCCCGAGGATCCTTCGTCTCCTGGAATATCTGTATAGCTGACTTTAGTCGTTCCTTTAATGTCTGTTCTTGCATTTTGTTTTCCTGCGCCTATTGCACCTTTTTTTCGATAC